GCGTCTAAGCTTCATTCGCATCGAGCGGCACAGGGAGTAATCTATGCAGACCAGCTTGCCAGAGCGGGTAAAGATGTTACGGCCAACATGCCCGGTCCAGCCTACCATCATGACTTCAATGATTTTGATGAGCTCTATGTCTATCATGGCAACGACTGGGCTAATAAAATCAATCTCTTCGGAGGTCTTAGAGCCTTCCCCTACACCTATAACTTCATCAATTTTACAAAGTTTAGAGGAAGAGTCTACTCACTCGTCGTAGACTTTCCTGATCTTGCCGGTATGCTGGAAGATCGAGTAAAGGACAGCATCGCCGAGGGCAAAGAAGTAGAAGACCTGTGGAAGGAAGCCGACTGGGACAACCTGCGGCGTATGCACTCCGAAGCCACCACCATCAATCCGAATACGCTCATCAACTACGATAAGATCTCTATCGGCGACAGTCACGCCATCTGCATGTATCGACCGGGGTGGTCCAACATCTCTATCCCGTACCGTACTCTGTACGGCGCGCTGAAGCTCGGACTGCACACGTTTCTTCCGGCCGGTAAATACACCGACATCGAGTTCTACTTCGGCAACATCGACATTCGTCATCACCTGTGTCGGCAGGAATACCCCGAGGCTGCAGCTCGCGTAGTCGCCAGAGAATACATCAAGCAAGCACGAGAGATCGCGGATAAGCAGGGAGCTCGAGTCACTCTCTACGAGCCGTTGCCGATCGAGAACGAGTCTCGTCCCATTCCCAAGTCGGGATGGTACAAGGACGCTCCGTTCTTTGGCTCTTGGAAAGATCGCGTACGAGTCAGAGCGGCGTTCGTAGACGAGCTGGCTAAGTCGGGCATGCTCTATCGTTGGACCGACGGCTTTCTAAACGCAGCCGGCGAGCTGGACTTCAAGTACATGGAGAAGCCGCAGTCGGTTCACCTATCGCGAGAATACTACCCACACTGGCAGGGCCTAGAGTGGAACGGAATAAAGCCAGCTCAAGACTTATCGAGGTTCATGTGAAACACGCTTCTATCATCCCCCTGATCGGGGGCATCACTCTAGCTCAGCACGAGATCTCGGGAGTACCGCCCGAGTTCATCATGACCTACGAGGGCTTTCAAGACAACGAGAAGCACCTGCTTCACTACTACAAGCAGAAGCACGACATCGACATGCCGTACTACTTCATCGATCGAGGAGAGATCCCCGAAAGTAGAGTGGACGTGGTCAACACAGTGTGTCCCTGCGCCGGCCTGTCTACGCTGTCCACTAAGTTTTCTTCCGACAACGAGAAGAACCAGTGGATGCTTAAGACGTCTGAGTTCGTACTCGGACACATGAAGCCGCGAGTGTTCTGGGGAGAGAACGCTCCAGGCTTCGCCGGCAAGATCGGCGCCCCGGTTCGTCAGAAGATGTACAAGACCGGCCGGGACAACGGGTACACCATGACCGTGTATCGCACTCGCTCTCTGCTACACGCCACTCCTCAGGTACGAGAGCGTTCTTTCTACTTCTTCTGGAAAGACAACGAGGTACCACTCCTAGACTACTACGACCGGCCGTTCAAGACGATTCAGGACACCATCCTCGACGTCAAGTCGAATACGATGAACGAGCCGATTAACGCCAAGAAGCCGTCTGATGACCCGTACTATCGGTACGTCCTAGACGAGATGAAGGGAGGCATCACTCATGCGGAGATGATGAGTCAGTTCATCAACGACGACCAGAAATCGATGGACGTGTACACCTACATCGAGGAACACGGCATCACCTACGAGACCGTCGGTAAATGGATGAAGGCCAACGGCTACGAGAGAGAAGTAGAGAAGTGTGCGTACAAGCACCAGAAGCTGACTTCGGGCATGAACATCATGCGCCGCGGAGTAGTGCTGCCGTCTAAGCGAATCGAGGCGTTCGTGGGTCACCTACCCATCTGCATAGCTCATCCTCGCGAGGACCGGTTCATCACGTATCGCGAGGCCATGACTATCATGGGTCTTCCCTCTGACTACGAGCTCCTGGATCCGAAGAAGAGCCACAACCACATCTGCCAGAACGTGCCGATGGAGACGGCCAAGGACATGTCCCGAGAGGTCATGGCCTACCTGTCGGGAGAGAGAAAAAAAATATCCGCCTCGCAGGTTTTTCAGTACAATATTTCAAAAAACCATGATATAATAGACGGACCAAAAAACACAGTCCTCGACTTTGTTGCGGCATAAATACACCATACAACATGAGACGGTGATGAGCAAGATACCCTACAAGTATTCTGAGGACAAGATCCTCGCCGACCTGAAGGCTTACATCGATAAGACCTACGGTCAGCACTACAAGTCAGACGAACAAGACATTCAGTGCCTAGACGCATGGATCGCCATGGGTGACGCCACGCCTACGTTTCGAAACACGGCGATGAAGTACCTGTGGCGCTACGGCAAGAAGAACGGCAACAACAAGGACGACCTGATGAAGGCTCTTCACTACGTCATGTTTGCCCTCCACAACGATCATTACAAGGGAAAATAAAGAATGAACATTGAGATCCCAGCAGAGAAGCTACGCGAGCGTAAGCTGTTCTTCGCCACACCCATGTACGGCGGCCAGTGCGCGGGCATGTTTGCCAAGTCTGTAGCCGACCTTTCGGCCCTGTGTACGCACTACGGCATTCACCTGCAGATGTACTTCCTCTTCAACGAGTCGCTGATCACTCGTGCTCGTAACTACTGCTGCGACGAGTTCATGCGTTCTGAGTGCACTCACATGATGTTCGTAGACGCCGACATCGGCTTCAATCCTCAGGACGTGCTGGCGCTGCTAGCTCTCTCGGACGACGACTCACCGTACGACGTCATCGGCGGTCCGTATCCCAAAAAGTGCATTAGCTGGGAGAAGATCAAGCACGCCGTAGACAAGGGCGTGGCCGACGAGAACCCCAATGTCCTCGAGAAGTTCGTGGGCGACTACGTGTTCAACCCGAAGGGCGGCCAGCAGCAGATCCCGCTGAACGCACCGGTAGAAGTCCTCGAGATCGGTACCGGTTTCATGATGCTGCGTAAGAATACTCTGAAGAAGTTTGTCGAGACTTTCCCCGAGTATTCATACAAGCCGGATCACGTTCGTACCGAGCACTTCGACGGCACTCGTGAGATCATGCAGTTCTTCCAGGCCGAGATCGACCCGGCCTCGAAGCGCTACCTGTCTGAAGACTACTGGTTCTGCCAGAAGATCCAGCAGGCTGGTATGCGTACTTGGTTCTGTCCGTGGATGCAGATGCATCACGTCGGTACCTACATCTTCGGCGGCTCGCTCGCCGACCTGGCCTCTATTGGTGCCCCGGCGACCGCCGACATGGGTATGTTGAAGAAGAAGTAAAGGGAGACTATATCATGCAGAAGTTGAAGCTAAGCGCCCGTACCACTCAGGTACTCAAGAACTTTTCGGCCATCAATCCCTCTATCCACGTGAAGCCGGGCAAGGTCCTATCGACCATCTCGGCCGGTAAGACCATCATGGCTCGAGCAGACGTGGAAGAGGAGTTCGAGTCTGAGTTCGCCATCTACGACATCTCGAGGTTCCTGGCGGCTCTCTCGCTGTTCAAGGACCCCGAGCTGACCATCGACGACAAGCAGGCGGTCATCTCCGAGGGATCCAAGAAGATGAAGTACGTCTTTTCAGATCCCAAGACGGTGGTCTCTGCTCCCGACAAGACCATCAGCCTCCCGAGCGAAGACGCAGTCTTCAAGCTGAACAACGACGTGATGACCGACGTGAACAAGGTAGTGTCGGTCCTTCGTCTTCCTCACGTGGTGGTCACCGGCTCGAACGGTAAGATCACCATCGGCGCCGCAGACGTGGGCAACCCCACGACAGACGACTTCGCTACAGAGGTCGGCGAGACCAACAAGGACTTCAGCCTGGTGTTCAAGGCTGAGAACATCAAGATCATGCCGGCCGACTACGACGTGGCCATCTGCGCTCGAGGCATCTCTCGCTTCAAGGCGCAGGACGTCACGTACTTCATCGCCGTAGAGGACAAGCTCTCCAAGTTCGAGGGATAGTATGGGCTTCAGAGATACCTATCAACTCAGGGAGGACGGCATCTACGTCCTCCGTGGGAAGTTCCGTGAGAAGGACTGGTATGAGATGTGTTATGCTGGCACTTTGCAGGAATGTAAAATAGTATACATCCTATTAGAAACGGTGTATAATCACGGTGAACACGACGGCCGAACACACGTTCGTCGCGGAGTGATCGAGGCGCTGGGCCTTGACCTATAATTGAAAGAGTTTATATCATGGAAGATTTTGTTTGGGTCGAAAAGTATCGACCGCACAAGGTTGCGGACACGGTACTTCCGGTCAGTCTCAAGTCTACATTCCAGCAGTTCGTAGACCAGAAGAACGTACCTAACATCATGCTGTCGGGCGGTCCGGGTGTCGGTAAGACCACGGTCGCCCGAGCCATGCTCGAAGAGCTCGAGTGTGACTACATCGTCATCAACGGCTCGATGAACGGCAACATCGATACGCTGCGTAACGAGATCATGAACTTCGCTTCGGCCGTGTCGCTGATGGGCGGACGTAAGTACGTGATCCTCGACGAGGCCGACTACCTGAATCCCAACTCGACTCAGCCGGCTCTTCGTAACTTCATGGAAGAGTACTCGCGTAACTGCGGGTTCATCCTCACCTGCAACTTCAAGAATCGTATCATCGCTCCTCTTCACTCGAGGTGTCCGCCCATCGACTTCGTCATCGGCAAGGATGACAAGCCTAAGATGGCGGCCGCTTTCATGCGACGTACTCTCGAGATCCTCGACCTCGAGAAGGTAGAGTACGACAAGATGGCCGTGGCTGCGGTCATTCAGAAGTACTTCCCTGACTGGCGGCGTGCTCTCAACGAGCTGCAGCGATACGCCACTTCGGGTAAGATCGACGCCGGCATCCTCACTGACCTGAAGGAAGCCTCGATCAAGGACCTGATCCCGATGCTGAAGGAAAAGGAGTTCACCAACATTCGTAAGTGGGTGGCCGAGAACTCCGACCAGGACCAGAACGCTATCTTCCGTAAGCTGTATGACCAGTCGGCCGTCATCATGAAGCCGAATAGCGTACCCCTCCTGGTACTGACCATCGCCAAGTACGAGTATCAGGGCGCGTTCGCCGCAGATCCCGAGATCAACATGATGGCCTGCTTCACGGAGATCATGATGCAGTGTGAGTTCGTATGAACCCGTTCGACGTAGTAGCGTCTGTATCATATACCAAGCAGCGAGTCATCTCGTCAGAGAACGAGAAGGACTACAACGCGTTCATGGTCAATCGGGCTCTGTCCTACTACCCCGACACCATTCTCCACGCTCAGGAGATGAACGTGAATCATCACCTAGCCGGTCTGCTCCAGTATGACTATCACCTGAATGCTCTTCGCAAGAAGAAGCGTTTCTCCAAGTGGTTCAAGAAAGAGAAGAGCGAGACTCTGGACGCCGTGATCAAGTACTACAACTGCAGCTATCGTCGGGCTCAGGAGATCATGCAGGTACTTGATAAAAAGCAGGTGGCCAAAATCAAGGAGATCATGACCAATGGCATCGATTGAGCTGATCGACGACTTCTTTTCCGAAGAGACCTACCTGCGTCTCCTGTCCTTCACAGACAGACTGCCCATGCATCCGTGTGCTAGGTCTAATC